CCGGCGGGTCCGGTGTGTTCCCGCTACCCACAAAGGCTGCCACTTCGGGGGCTCCGCCCTGTGGCACGACGATCGCGACGATGGCAGATGTGACCGACAGGTCGGTGGTGACGGTCACTGTCGTCTCTGCCCCAGTGGCTTCTAGATGAGCCACCCATGACCCTTCCCCGTCCCCGTCGAACCGGGACTCGGACAGTTCCGTAAACCCGTCCCAGTCCGTCACGTCGATCGGACCTCCACCCACATCGGTGGCGTGGAATAGCAGGATGATCCTGTCACCGGCTTCGGCAGCAGGCAACGTCAACGCATGTGACGTCGTGTCCGAATCGTGGAGAGTCTCCGTGTACGCCAACGACAGCGCAGGCGGGCCAGCCCGATCCACCAGCTCCACTTCCAGAACCGCCGACGCCAGATCCTGGTCGGATGCATCGTCGGCGTCGATCCACACCTTCAGAATGTCCCCGGCCTCACAGCCGATCCCCTTCACCAGTTCCGGGGTGAACACTTGGCCGGTATCCGACGACCACACTCCGGCTGGCATCCCAGTGGGCGGATAGATGGTGGTCTCGACGCCGCCCCGGGTGCGGGTGATCCACACGCTGCCGCCACCCTTGAAGCTGACCCAACCCGCCGTGATCTTGAGATCCCAGTAGCCGGTGCGGGGGATGACGATGTCTGTGCCGAGTGTCAGCCCCCCCGACGATCCGTCATCACTGATCGAGGCCGATCCGAATCCGGCGTGGCCGAGGAGGCCCAGCTGGTCGAAGTCGATCGCTTCCCCATCCACCGCGATTGACTGTGTGGCCGTCCGGGCCAGATGAAGATATGCGCCGTTCGCGGCGGTACCCACCGAATCGACCTGCTGTTGGACCTCGCTGACGATGATCGTCAGCTGCTCAGCCAGGTTGTCGTCGTCGTGGGTGTGACGGTGTTTCCACAGCCAGTTCAACCGGCGGAGAGTGTTGGTGTTCATGCGACCGGGTAGAACGCCATGAACGAGAACACGTCGCCGGACCCCCACGCCCGCGGCCCGTTGTGCTGCAAGATACCGGACTCGGTGCCGCCACCGACGACACCCTCATAAGAGGATGCGTGGAACACGACCGTGTCCGTCGTCTTCAACAGGACGTTGCCTTGCAGCATCCACGCCGGGCTGATGTCACGAGCATGGAACGTGCCTATCGCCTGACCGAGCCCGGCGCCTGTGTTGGCGGTGATCCCGGAGGCGGTGGTCGGCAGGGTCACGAAGTACTCCCCGGAACCGGCGGTGGAGAGAACGAACCGGGCGAGCACAAACTGCAAAGGTCCGACCCGCCACCGCTTACCTGTCACCCCTGACGTTGAGGGGTTCGACCCGGACGCTTCCAGCGTGGGCGTCCAAGAGATAGCTTCCACCGCGTCAGGGAGGGCAGCGTCCAAGTTGTCCCGGACTTCCTGGTTCATGTGGGCGGCGGTCACGATCTCGGCGGTAGCCCAGGTGCGCGGGGTGGAATATGCCATCAGGGTCTCCTATGCGAGCCGTGTAGAAATGTCGAGTTGATGGGTTCCGAGAATCCAGAACTCCATCTGCTCCAACTCGGTCAACGGGATCACCGACCAGACGGTCGTCCAGTCCTGAGGGCGGATCTCATGGCGGACATGCTCGATCGCCGACAGTTGACTGAGAGCGTCAACACCGGGCGGGGACATCTGGACAGTGACGGCGTCACGCAGATCGAGATCCAGCATCGACGTCATCAGCGCCGTGGACTTCAACGGTTTGAACTTGAGCCCCTCGATACGAAGACGCTGCTCACCGAACAGCGCCGACAGCCACTCAGCGACGTTGAGAGCCTCAGGATCGTTGCCCATGGGCATCACATCCCGGGTCAACACCCTGCGGCCGTGCTCCGACACTGACGTGGTGTTGACGAAGGTGACTTGGATGCCGTCCTCCCGGGCGACACGGATGTCGTTGTAGAGGATCGAGTCGTCGTATCGGAGGCCGATCTCCGAGTAATCCTCACCGTCGAACGTGGCTGCTGATGCGATGGCGGACATGGCGACCCGGTTCCGGAAGGTGACTTTGCCGTCCCGTCCCATGAACAGCACCCCCACCTCTGCTTCGGCGACGTCGAGGAGGTGGGCGAGGGCGGGCTGCTCGCCGCCGTCGTTCGGCTGGGCCACATCGGTCGCTTGGACGGTCGCCACCCCGTCGTCGATATCCCTGAGGGCAGCGGGCCACCCGATCGCATCCAAGACGGCGATGATCCGCTCATCAGTCGGTTGGGCGTCGAAGGACTCGCCGGCCAGGTCTTCGAGGTTCAGGTTGTAGAACCCGTCCGCGATCGGGACGACCACCGTCGAGTCGATGTTCCCGGTCGGATAGTCCGGCGGCCACGACCTGGCCGACCCGTAGAACACCGGATAGGTGACCGTTTCCCATTCAGCGGTGATGCGGATCGGCACGCCGATCTTCACGTCCGGGTAGTACGGCGACGACGGATTGTCGGCGGTAAACCGGCCGTCCCGGTTATCCAACACCAGCGACGCTGTCCCGGTTTCGAACCGCTGATCCACCGACGCCCGTCCTCTGGCCGTATTCCCGGACCGGAAGTAGGCGGAGATGTGAGTCCACGACGGGGAGGCGTCGAACATGGATGATCCGAACGCTGCTTCGACCGTGACCGTCGGTTGGGTCATTGCCAGCCGAGCCGGTTGATGTCCACGCCCGCCTCCCGGACCTTCTTGGTGAAGTCGTCCCAGCCGTACACGTTCCCGATGTAGATGGGCGGCTGCTGGCCAGCACGGTTCGCCGAGGCGCCGGAGACGGCCGAGACGGCAGGAACCGCCATCTGGTCGCCCCTATCAGTCGACACGCCAGCCGTCCGCACACCCGAAATCTCCGGGATGGACGCGGCGGCGAGACGCATGGCGGACCGCTCGACGAGACGGAGGTCTTTCGACATGCCCAGGGCGAGCCCGGCGACGACATCGCTTCCGAGCCCGGCGGTCACTTTCGACGGGGACGAGATGCCAAGCACCGACGCGATCGGACCGGGGATCTTGTCTTTCACCCACCCGCCGATCTTCTCGGCCAGCCAACCGCCCATCGACTTGATACCTTCCCACAGGCCGGTCACGACGGACTTGCCGGCGTCGACGAGCAGCAGAGCCAGGTTCCCGATGGCGGACAGGATGCGGCCGGGCAGCTCCCGGATCCAGTCGACCAGTTCGACAGCCTTGCCGATCGCGCCGGTCACCAACTGACCGAACTTCTCGATCACCCAGTCCCGTGCGGCGGTGATCGCAGCCTTGATCTTGTCCCGCAGGTTGGTGAAGAACCCGACCACCGCTGTCACCCCGCCTGAGACGACACCTTTGATCCAGTCCCACACGGCAGCGATCTTCTCGGACACCCATTCCCACGCCTTTTTCGTCCACTTCTTCACCGTGTCCCAGTTCGCAATGATGAGGGCGACGAGGCCGACTACGGCGGCGATCACGAGGGCGATGGGACCCATGGCGATGATCCACGACAGGGCGATCTTCGCTGCGGAGGCGAGCGACGCGACGGCCATCCGGGCGTAGTGGGCGACGAACTTGACGGAGGTGGCGGCCATCGACGCCAACGCTTTCGCCCCTTGCGCGACGGTCGCTGCAGCCCAGCTGCCGAGAGCGGTGATCTTCGTGCCGATCGCGCCGACCATCGCACCGATACGGCCGATGAACCCGGGAGCGAGCCGGGAGAAACCCATCATCGCGACACCGACCGACGACAGCGGGGCGGAGACCATCCCGGCAGCGTCGGCCAGCCCGCCGTATTTGGTCATCAGGTTCTCGATCTTCGCCTGCATCTTCTGCATCGGCGTGAACGAGTCGGCGTACGCCTGAGCGTTGGCCTCGATGGCGCCAGACGACGCACCGACCGCTTCAACCTGAGCCTCATAGGCTTCCTGGCTGATGCCGAGGGTTTCAAGTGCGGCGAGCATGTCCCCGTCTGCGGCGGACAACGCCGAACGCAGCTCACGTTGCGCCCGCGACGACGAGAACCCGGCATCCTCCAAAGCGCCGAGAGCGCCCGCCATGTCGTTGATGTCGGGGGTGGCGTCCCCGAGTTCGTTGGCGGTCTTCTCGACGAACCCCAGGAACCCCTCGATCGAGGAGGTGGTGTTGTCGGTGATGAACCCGAACGCGTCCAACGCTTTCGCCTCATCCCCGGCGGCGATACCAACCTGACCGAGCGCAACCCCCGCCTTGCCGAGCGCCGGGCCCGCCTCACCGGTGGCGTCACCGACCATGTCCCAGAAGGTGGCGTACTCGGCGATGGCGTCACCGCGGAGGCCCCGCTGGGTGGCGGTCTCCATCAGCGAAATAACATCTTCCATCGGCAGGGTCACGTTCTGAAGGTCGGTGGCCATCTCCCGCAACGCGTCGGAGCCTTCCCCGGTCACACGCCCCATCTGCTCGAGCGTGACGTTCCGTTCCTGCTGGGAACGGGCGAACCCTTCCAGGCCGGCGCCGATACCGGTCGCCAACGCGCCGACCTTCGTTCCGACAGAAGAGATGGATTTTTCGAGGTCAGCGTCGTCGACCCCGATCTTCACCATCAGCTCAGCGAGGGTGCTCACTCGTCACCTCCTTCCACGGTTCCACCGAACGCCTTGTTCATGGTTTTCACCCAGGCGAGCTGTTCGTCGACGGTCTGGCGTTTCTGCGCCCACTGCGGCATGAAGTCCCGCAGCTTGCGGGGCCGTTTCGCCCACAGGTTGTGGACGGTCGCGGCGAGGATCGCCGTGTGGAGGTCGCCCCGTTCGGCGCCGAGCGGACCGGTCAGCCTCTCGTATGCGAGCCATTCGGCGAACTCCCGCGAATCCATGCGGGTCTGCGCCTCACGGACCGTCATACCGAGATGTGCGGCTATTCGGAACCAGGCTCGTCGTTCGGGGCGGTCCCGAAACCCTCAACAAGCTCCTCGACGTCGTCGTCGGTGAGCCCCGACAGCTTCTGGGCCTTGTCGAACAGCCGATCGAGGACCTTCGCGGACTTCTTCCCGAGCTTTGCGACGTCGGTGTTGGTGTACAGCCGGTCGCCGTTCTCGTCGACCAGGCACAGGCTGACGAGCCGGGCCCGGACGTTCTTCAGGTTGACCCGCCGGTTCGTCCCGTTCTGGGACACCACCGACGCTTCGAACTCGTCGCGTTCGGATCCGGTGAGGGTGCGGAGACGGACCGTGCCGGCCCACTCGGGCACAGGAACGTCCTCGTAGGGGAGGTCGTCGGCGCCGTCGATTAAGTCACGTGTGAGAAGGCTCACGAGGCTGCCGGCGTGATGACGGGCTTCCCTGTGACTTTGAAACTGGCCGACGCGGTCAGCTTGTCATCGAAGGGGGCCGTCGGCTCGAAGTTGGTGAGGAACGCTGCGAAGTCCCAGGTGGTCCCGTCAGGGAACTCCAGCTGGTAGTCGCGGGGGTCCACGTCGTCGAGATCGTCGACCCACACGTCATGCACAGACGAGTCGTAGTTGACGTCGACCGACACTTCCCCAGGGTCCTTCACCCCGCCGAGGAACTCCCGGTAGGCGTCCGCGGAGTCGTGAGCGGTCACATCGAGGATCTCACGTGAGATGCCGGGGCCGCTGATGCTTGTGATCCCCGCCAGTTCGGTGAACGTGGGGGATGATTCCATGTCGCTGCGAAGCAGCGCTGTACCGAATCCGTCTTTGCCGGACATTTGTCTCTTCTCCTTCGTGACGCGGGAGAGCCCCCGGACTTCGGGGGCTTCGGGTTGGGTGCTTGCTTAGGTGGTTTGTTCTGTGGTGATGGCCAGCCGCAATATGCCGTGCTGAATTTCGGGGTCCGGGTCGCTCATCACCTGCTCGAAGTCGTGGTGGACGAGGACGGCGTCATGACCGGCGACTGTCAGGGTCTGATGGTCCAACAGGACGGTGATCCGGTCGAGGATCTGGGTAATGCGAGTGAGGGACGGCTGGTCGTCCCACACGTGGATCGTTTCCACTGTCCGCCGGCCGTGTGCGTCGTGGGCGCTGCGGGGGGTGGCGTACGCATCGCCGATCACCACGTACGGTTTCTGCTGGCCTTCCGGAGCTCGTGGAGCGAACACGCCGGTGATCAGGGCGCCGAGGGTGGCGTCACCGTTCAGGACGCCGTAGAGGGCGGTTTGGAGTGGGCCGATAGTGGATCGGGCGGTCATCGGACCGCGTCCTTCAGCCGCTTCACGAACCGGCCCCGTTCGAGCTCACCAGCCGGTCCCATGAACGGCTGCGCCGGTTGCCTCGATGTGCCGAATTCGACGAACGCCCCGTAGTACAGGTCCGGGTCGAGGACCCCGATCTCGGCGGTGGCCCCGTCGGTCGTGTATCCGATGCCGTCGTGGAGAGCTCCGGTGTCGCGGGGGACGAGCTGGCGGGCGTCGTCGCGGACCGCCCGGGCGGCCTCTTCGACCGCTTCGACCAGCTGACCGTGCATCTCGGAGGTCTTGTCGGCGAGCGCCTTCTCCAGTTCGGG